GGAGAACTATATGACTATTCTGCAAGAAGAGTACTTGGATGAGCTGAGTAAAGAAGAACGTGAAGCGTTAGAAGCCACCAAGATAGAGTTAGACCCTCAGTCTCAGGCATTCGTAGACACTATAGTAGAACGTCTTATGATCTTTGCTGATGAACTGTCTGGTCACCCTTTGTACGGATACCAGAGACCTTTTGCTGCACGTCTTATGGAATCAGTAATCATCAATGACGGTGCCACTATTACTGCCCTTTTCAGTAGACAGAGCGGTAAGACTGAAACAGTATCAGCTACCATCGCAACTCTTATGATCATGCTTCCACGTTTGGCAAAGGTAGAGCCTTTCAATACTTTGCTTGATTCCTTTAAAGAGGGAGTGTGGGTAGGAGCGTTTGCGCCAGTAGACGATATGGCCAAGACCTTGTTCTCTCGTATTGTATCCATGCTTACATCTGAAAGAGCACAGGCAATCCTTACAGGTCTGGGTGAACAGATAAAGGGTCGTGGAGCTGAGATCAAGTTGGAGAAGTGTGGGTCTCTTGTACGTCGTCAAACTGCTCACCCACGTGCTTCTATTGAAGGAAAGACTTACCACATTGCTCTTCTCGATGAGGCTCAGGTAGCTGATCAGAAGGTAGTGGATAAGTCTATTCGCCCTATGCTTGCGTCCACTCGTGGAACATTCGTTATGACAGGGACACCTACATATGAGAAGGGTGTCTTCTATAGAGAAATCTCTATGAATAAGCGCAATGGTGTGAAGCGCGCTGCCCGAATGAATCATTTTGAAGCAGACTTCCGAGAAGTAGGAAAGTGGAACAGTAAGTACGAGAAGCACGTAGCTGGTGACATGCTTCGTATGGGCTATGACTCAGATGAGTTCAAATTGTCCTATCGTCTTATGTGGCTTCTTTCCCAGGGAATGTTCACAACCTCCGAGAGATTGGATGAACTCGGAGACAAGTCTATGGAGACTGTTAAGGCTTACTACACCACACCCATCATTATTGGAATTGATCCGGCCAGAAAGATTGACAGTACTATCGTTACCGCTGTATTCGTGGATTGGGAAAGACGAGATGAGTTCGGTTACTTCAATGCACGAGTATTAAACTGGCTTGACTTACAGGGTCAGGATTGGGAAGCACAGTATCACCGTATTGTGGAATTCGTATCCAAGTACAATGTGTGGGCTATTGGTGTGGACTCTGGTGGTATGGGAGATCTATTCATTTCCAGATTAAGAGTATTATTGCCTCATATAGATATTATCGATGTATCCTCTATGCGACCAGCTCAATCGGATCGTTGGAAGTATCTTAGAGAAATGCTGGACCGTGGAAAGATAGGTTGGCCTGCCCACGCTAAAACCAGAAGTCTGCGTACCTACAGAAACTTTATTCAGCAGATGTCTGATCTTCAAGTCAAGTTTGAAGGACCCTATATGTTGGCGGAAGCACCAAAGGAAGCCAATGCCCATGATGATTACTGCGACTCTTTGGCCATTGCTCTTAGTGTCATTCCAGAGTCAGTGTCTGAGGAAATAGAGATCAGCAATAATCCCTTCTATGACAGAAGACGTAGTTAATGCATTATAGGGTATTATATGTAATAGACGTCTATAAACTTAAGGAAATAATATGGCAGAAATGTACCAGGAAGCAGGACGTGCTGTTCAGCTAGCCCCTGCTCCTAGATTCCCAGAAAGAGATCGTGGCGCAGTTAACTATGAGTCCAAGGGTGCTTCCAATCCTGAGCGTCGTGGACCATTGCGTTTCGAAGAAGGTATCGCAACTGATACCGATGTTCCTAGTGATTTCCAGCTAGGTGCTATGCAGGGTTACCGTACCGCTCCTGGTCGTCCTAACCACAACGCGAATGTATTTGAGAAGCCTGCTGCTGAGACAATGCGTGCTCGTGCCCATGTAGGTTCTGCCGCATGGATTGACTCCGTTGGTATGACCGGAGAATTCATGCACGGAGTTAACGTAGATACTAATGCTACTCGTCGTTTCGAAGAGGTCACCCGTTCTGGTGGACGTTACGAAAGACTTCATGGAGCTATTGTCAACGATTAACACAACTTTATTAGGAACACTATATGGACATCCAAGATCTAAATAACAGGTTTACTTTTCATGCTGCTACACCATTGACCGCGATTCAGTTTGAAGATATTCGTGATCGTGCAAGAGTGTATGCTTTATGGCTGAATGATCTGTTACCTGAAAGCAGAGAGAAGTCTCTGGCAATAACCCATCTGGAAGAAGTAGTCTACTGGGCCAATGCATCAGTAGCGAGAAACTAAGGACATAATATGAGTGTATTTACTGACGTAGAGGCAAAGCTAGTCGATGTGAAGAACAAGGTGGAGGGTGACCTTCATACTCTTCTTACACACCTAGAAGCTGTATTCCAGCGTGTTCAGCAGGCTCCTGTTGAGGACATTGTTAAGACTGCTGTTGCCTCTGATATTCATGCTGCTGCCGTAAAGGTAGAGGCAGTTGCTGACACTCTACGTTCTGACGTGAACGTAGCTGACAAGGTTGTTAATGTCGCTGCTGATGCAGTGGATAATGCAGCCACCAAGTAATTATCGATTGGATTAAACAATGGCTGTTTACGCAACAACTGTGACTGTGGCAACTTCCGCAGCCACTACAACTCTGACTTCTTGGGCTCCATATGTAGCTGTTACCGTTCCAGGTGCAGCAGCAGGACCCGTATTCGTTTCTACAACTGGTACTGCTGTAACTACTGGTGTTGATTCTGTTTCCTGCCCTGTTGGTGCGACTACTTATATTCGCAACCGTCAGCCACGTCCAGAACTGACAACTACAACTCCTCTAGCTACTGATCCATCTGCTGTTCCAGCATTTTCTGCTGCAAGCACAGCTATTAGTACAATTGCCGCAGCCTCTACTGCTGGTGTTGCACTTACTCTAGCAACAAGTGCCGGAACTTCTCCAGTTCTAGGCTAAGGAATAACATGACGGTATTTCGAGACAGACGTACCGACGCTTATTCAGAACTGACCGGGAATCGTGGTGACTATATGTTTACTCCTGTTCCCGGTCAGAACTCTGCGGATATTCAAGAACGAAACCAGTTCATGAACAGACTTGGATACAGTGGAGGAGAATTGCCAACAAGAAATGATATACAAGTAAAGTATCCAGTAGACCAGACGACTTCTGTCGTTAATATGAGATAGGAAACCAATGGCTGCAAGTAGAGCGCATTCCGATACGCTGACAATAAATACGGTTTATCCTGTCAATTTTCCTCAGTACTTTGCCAATATCACTGTCATCCACAGAGGAACTACAGGAACCATCTGGTTAAGAACTGATGGAGTCACTCCAGTAGTATTCAACTCTGGTACTCCTTCTGCTTCTGATGACAACTATCCAGTTCTTCCAGGACAGGCAGTTACCTTCCCTAATGGAATTCTTTCTCAGGAACCTATTACCAGAAGCGTTAACGGAACTAGTGTCCTATTGATATCTGATACCGCTATTCCATTTACTGTTTACGCTTCCTAAGGAACTACTATGTCACTTTCAGTACGTGTTCATTCTGATACAGCTACTACTACAGCGGCAGACTTTTCTAATACTGCTTACTACAACACAATCACATTGACTAATACTTCTGCCTCCGCAGTTCTTTGGGTAAGACTTGATGGGACAGTAGCAGTAGCTTCTGCGGACAATAACTATCCAGTATTAGCTGGACAGACTCGTTCTTTTCGTAATCACACTATAGAGGCAGAGCCATCTAGTGGAGTTATCGGAACTACTCCTGTAAGTGCTATTGCTAGTGCTAGTTGTACGTTTACTATAGAGTTCAACTAAATGTGGTAATCTATAGATCAAGAGATACTAATTCGAAGAATTGAGAATAGCCCATGTCAATGAGTTTCTACTCTCCATCAATGAGAGCCGCAGCATCAGACCTAGCGATAGCAGTATCACCACTAGGTTTAGTAGAGCTTTCCGATGAAGAATT